GGCGTCCCATCGCGGCCCGTCGTAATGGACACCTCGGGATCGGTAAACGCACTGAGGTTCGCCAGGCGATCAATCGCGGCAATCTTGGCAAACACCGTCACGTTGCCCGGCACAAAGATTTTGTAGGTACTATCAAACCGTCCCGGCTGCACCACGGTGGGGACATTCGGCGAGGCCACGCGAAAGACCAGTTGAAAGCCGTTCAAATCCTCTTCACCCTGGGGATCCCAATGGGCCATGACCCAGGTCATGACGGTCCCGTCCGCACTGGCATCCGTCCCCGTGGTGAGGCGGAGGCCCGTGGGCACGGCTGGCGGCGTATTGTCCAGTTTGTCCGCCGTGAGGGCCACCGGTGTAAAGGAGGCAATGGCACTCGGGATGCCAATGCCAAACGAGTCATAGGGAATAATCTGGACATAATAGGTAATGCCGGCGAGCAGATCAGGAATGAGCAGCACCTGGAAATCAATGCCGACCGTCTGATTGGGAATGGTGGGCGGGTTCCCGGCATCGAGCAACACCAGGAAATGATCAAAGTCCCGAGGGCGGATCCATTGCTTCCAATCAATCCGCACGGCCTCAAAGAGCGCCTGCGCTTCCGGCAAAATGTTACTCATGTCGGGCGGCGGATTGGTCACCACAATAACGGCGGGATCAAGCGACAAGAGCCCCGTATTGGTGACCGCCCACACCATCACCTGGAGATCGCGCCGCGCCCCGGCGTAGCCGCTGCGAATCTGGTCTTCTTCGTTTTGCTGATGGGTATACGTCCACTGTACGCTCTGGCCTGCGGGTGCCAGTGCCGCATTATAGGCACGCAGCAAGTAGAGTTGCCCCGGCGCCCAGACTTGCACTACATAGAAGGCCACAAAGAACGTCTCGCTAAACAGGGGGGAATCCGCGACAGCATCCCACTCGACATGCAGATCTCGTCCTTCCCAGAGACTGACACCCACGGCTTGCCCCTGGAGGCGGAGGTTCCGCGGCGTGGCGGGAAAGTAGCCTGGCGTCGTGGGGCCGGCAATATGAATGACCACTTCCCGCGCGCCGATATTATTGGGGACCCCCAGGTGCGAGATCGGGACGACGCGGTATTGATACGTGGAGCCACTAATGGCCGTATAGTCATCCCAGTCGAGCACATGCCCCCGCACCTGGGTGAGCGGCGTATAGTTATAGTTGGGATCATTGGGGTCACTAATGGCTCCAGCGCCAATCGTCCCAGCCTCCACCTGCCCCATTTGTCCCGTGGCCAGGAGCACGCGGCGCAAAATCATCGCCCCGCCATAGAGCGCATAGCCACTACTCAAGGGCGCCACGTCCCACGAGAGATTAATGACGCGCAGACTGGCGCCGCTCGTCTGAATCCGCGTCACTTCCGTCGCCACAAGGCTCAGGAGCGGCGGCGGCGGGCCTTCTGGGTTAAACAAGGTGGTAATGACCCCCAGCGGCGACGCCACGGCCTCATCATAGATACTTGGATTGTGAATCAGTGCTTCGAGGCTCACGGTCAAATCATTTTTGCGCCGCAGACTGGTCACGCGGAACGTGCGCGTATTGGCATTGGTTGCCAGTGTCCCAAACATGAATGTGGAGGTGCGCGGGACCGGGAAAAAACTGAGTTGGGCGGCCAGATAGAGCGTGCGCGTCGGGCCGAGGGTAATGGTGAGCACCTCGCGGGCTTCGAGCGTATCGTCTTCGTGACGCACGTACACCACATACGTGAGGTCCTGCTCAAAGAGGCAATCTTCATCGACCTGGAGAATCGCGGCATCGGAGCCCTGCTGGATGCGCCCCGACGTGCCCCAGCCCGGCAAGGGATGGGCAAAGCGAAAGAGATCATGCATCTGCAACGGGAGCGCTTCGAGCGAACAGTCCATCTCTAGGAGCACATTTTCAAAGCGCCGCCGATTGAGTTCATACTGAAGGGCGCGCATGACCCGACTCGGCTTGGTCACCCCGCGCAAATCAAAACTGTGCTTATGAACCTCGGGCGGCCAGTTGGCCAGGGTGGGCCAGGTAATGACGTCTTGCTCAAAGTCCTGGTCCTCACTCGCAAAGCGCGCTTCCACCACGTTAATGGCATCGACGTCCTGAATATAGGTGAGGCGGACATTACTGACGGACGTCCAGGACAGGAGGCACGTCGGTGTTTCGTCGCGCGTCGGGCGCGGCGTCCACAACCCCGCTGTTTTGAGGAGAATGCCGCGCGAGCCGCCCATGGTTTCCAAGAAAAATTGCTGCGCGCGGGTTTCCCGGTCGAGCACGTAGTTGAGCGTATGGCGCCGCTCACCCTGCATTTGCTGGTCACAGTAGGCAGCGTAGAGGGCAAAGGCCGTGAGGTCTACCTCGCTATCCGGCACGCCCGTCCCGTAGCGCCGATTGGTGAGGGCGTCCAGGACGCACCAGGCAGGATTGTCCGACCACGTTTCCGGGACGGCGAGGGAGCCCACACGGACCTGACGCCCCCGCACCTCAACCGTGATATTGGGCAAGGCCCCGCGCAAGGCATCGGTGGCGAGTGCCCGCAAGCCCAGCCAGGCCGTATAGGGATAGGCATAGGTGTCAGGGACGTATTCGGTCACGCTCTCAAGCGCACTCTTATACCGCGCCCGGAGTTCGTCCGTATTCCCTGCCCGTAAGAACTGTACTTGAATATCGTAGGGCTGATACGTGAGCCCTTCGCGGCGGATCCCCAGACGCACCGCCGCCGTGCGGTCGGCATTCACCTGAAAGGGCGTCCACGCGGACCAACTGGCCGTGCCGCGCGGGGCATAGCGATACTGGAGCACGGCATTATTGCTGTGCTTTTCGCCCTTGTCGTTGAGAAAGTAGAGGCCCTCGGGCCAGGCCAGGTTGAGCACGAACGCATGCAGGGCAGCGTTGGAGGTATAAGTGAGGGGGCTCTCCCCGATGTCGCGGCCATCCGCAAACGTGTTGCGTGCGCCCCCAAACTCCGCAAAGGCCGGCTGGCTCGGCGTGCCGAGGCCCGTATAGACCTGCACGCCGGGGAAGTTCGCCAAGGGTTGCCCATTAATCTGGATCGTATCGGTCAAGATGGCGTCAATTGGACCTTCACAGAGCCCAATCATCAAGGTCAACGTGGGCGGATTGGTGATGGCCTGGTAGTTGCGCGAGCCTTGATTGTAGAGCATGGCCGTGCCACCGCCCTGGTAGGGATGCGTGATGCCCACGGCCCACGAGCTATCGAGGAGAAAGGTGTCGGCATCGGCCACGTGAATCGCCCAGGTGGTATTCACCTCGGTTTTGCCTTGGACACCCTGGATCAACACGATCTGGCCGGTGACAAAGCCGTGATTGAGGGCGGTCACGTAGACAATATCGGAAGGCTCCCCGTGCGTCACGTTGCTAATGGTAGCCGTGTGGGCCGTCGTGCCGTCGTCGATGACCACGGAGGCCTGATCGACGGTGGCGAGGAGCAGTTGCCCACCAATCCGGTGGCGACCATACACGACCGGGACGACGGCGCCCGGTCCCACGGCGGTACGAATGCCCTCAAAGCTAAAAGTACGCTCGGCTTCCCCGCTCATCTGGTTTTGCTGGGGGAGCAGGAGGGGCTTGGGGCGAAAGAGAAAATGGGACGCCGCCGAAACTGCGAGGCCGATAATCAGACTGGCCACGGCCGGAATCCAGAATTCCGGGCCGCCCCACGCCGGCCAGAGCCAGATCTCATCCCCGACGTGCGGCACATACCGGGCGTAGTGCTCCGGGAGGATCGTCGCGCCGTTGACCGTGACGTGGTGGAAGGTTTCCCCCTCGGGCAGATAGGCGTCGAGCGGATCGCCCGCGGGGAAGACCTCTCGCTGCACGCGCAATTGGCCGTCCGCCGCCCGCAGGGGCGACAGGATCAGCACGCAGGTGACGGTGCCTACAGGAGCCGCCGCAACCGCGCAATTTGCATCAGGCGGGGTGCCCAACGCTTCGTCAACTCCATACATGTGCCAAGGTTCTTTCTGGTATGAACAAACTGTCGGCCATCACACACGACACCGACATGACTACTCGCCATGCCATGGGGACGGAAGATCAAAATATCCCACACTTGTACCAACATGAGGGGATCACGGGCATCCCCTTGAAACCAAATCTCTTGGACCTGCGCCGCCGCCGCTGCTGGATCGGCGTCCAGATCAATGCCCCAGCCTTTGCCATACAGATCCCGCAGGAGGTTCCAACAGTTATAGTCGTCATAACTGCGCCCGAGGATCGCATCCACAAGTGGGAAGATGTCAGGAACGACAATGCTATTCATAATAAAACTTTTCTAGCTAAGTCTTCTAGGAATATTAGGAAAACCTCCGGACTGTGTGAACCGTCGCTTCGGGATCGTGGCCGTGAGCGTAATCCCCTCGGCTTGCACATCCACGACGGCGCTGAGAAAATCCGTCGTCACCTGCACCACCTGGAAGACTTCGCCCGTGCCAAAGGGCGTCGCGTCGGGCTGCTGTGTATCAATCGGCCAGATAGTCACCTCCCAGCGGCTATCCGGCCCCCAGTAATGCTCCAACAACGAGATAAAGGCCTGATCCACATTGCCCACTGTGGCCCGCAGCCGCACTAAAGATTGACTCGTGGCGTCTTCCAGAGCGTCAACGTCAACGCTATAGCGGTTGTACCAGATGCCATGAAACTGAATATCCTGGTCATAATTAACCAAGCGATACGGGACCGGTGCCCCTGGTATTAATAGCTCGAAGAGCCATGTAATGACGTGGTCTGATTGGAGTTGGTTCTTTTCCCGCACCAGCGCCGCAGAGAGAATACGGGGCATTTAGTATTGTTCCTGTATGAGCACAACGAGATTAAAACGCCCGCGCCCTTGCGTGAAGACATCCGCCGCCTCGGGACCAATGAGCTTGACCGCGGGCTCCATCACATCCTGGGCAAAGCGCGCCGTGGCATTGGGGAGATAGGGCACCGCGATGGCACTCCCCGTCCCGCCCTGAGCTGCTGAGCCATTGAGCGCAAAGCTCGTGGAATCGAAGCGCGTCAGCGTCCAGAACCCGTTGAGCCCGGCATGCGTCGCACTGTTCAACCAGAGCCACTGATTGGTCACGTAGCTGTGCTGGAGCGTACAGACCACGGGCGTCGTGTTCGAGTAGTTGACGCGGTCCCCGCCCGTGCGGTGCAGCCACTCAAAGGACAGTACACCCAGACGCTGCTGGAGGAGGAAGTCCCGCAGGACGCGCATCTGCGGCGTCGTGAGTCCTAGGTATTCCAACTGATACTGGCGCAAGGACCGACTGTGCTTAGGACGTCGTATCGAATAGCCTTGGTCTGACTCAAACTCGTGCATCGGGTCTTGCACGGCGGCAACCGATATGCTTGACGGTATGGGATCAATCGGATAGACAGCCATCCTCATCCTCGACGTTAGCGCAGGGCCTGTAACGTCCGCGCAATGCGCGAACCTGATCCTTGACTTATTTCATTGAGAACTTCGTTGATAATGACCTGTCGACCTAATGACCGCTCACGTGCGGCCTCTTGGTCAGCTTGCTGCCTGTTGGCAACGTTAATTATAGTCACATTAGAACCCATTGCTTGGCCGCCTGCCGTCGGGCCAGCCCTCATAGCAGATTGTATTAGCGTATTTAGCTGAGGTCTATTTAAAATAGTTTCTGGATTATTTGCAGGGTTTTCTCCAGCGATGATAGCTGTTGGTTTATTTATAACCGCACCACCCTGCGCCATGAGAATCTCGAAGCCCCCGCCCCCGCCGCCCGCACTGGCCCCGGCATTGGAGAACGCCGCGCCAGTACTCGGGGCAATGGCGCCGCTAATGGCACTGAGCCCAAGCCGGATCAGCATACGAAAACCCTCGTTGAGGGCAATCTGGGCTACCGAGTCGAGGAT